TCCAACAACTTCTAAGTATGTTCTATCATAATAAAATCCACCAACAGCAGCATCAATAATTGCTCTTGCTAAATTTTCATAACCTGTATAAAGTGCTATATCAGTTGCTGTACCAGATATAGCCAAGGGTGTTGGATCTACATATGGTCTCATAATTTCTAGATTATCCTGTACTACAATATCACCACGAACAAGGTTTTCTCCAGATGATCCGCCATCTTCGTATATTGTTAATGCATACGATTTGTCATATTTAATAAAGTTACCGTCTAAAGAATAGGTGATTTGTTTGCTAGCGTTAGACTCTACAGCCTCTTCAATTTCTGTTAACTCTGCAACGTTCTCAATAACAATTATGTAGTCAGCGTTAGCGTCTGGAACTGTGTAAGTAACAGAAAGTGGGTATGGGGGAAGACGTAATATCTGCATTTTTATTTACCGTAGTATGCGGCTACCTCTTCAGGTGGTGCAATTCTTACCAACCTGTGGGTTAACCACTTTTCCGATGCCTCCTTTGAAACTATGTTGTATCCTATTTTTAAAGCCCCTATGTTGTCCATGTGTAGGTTTCTTTGTGAATATAGGGCTACTTTATTTACCAATGTTTTTGCTTTTTCTAATTCCTCTACCCGTTCTTCTGTGTTTACTGGGGGAATCCAACTAGCAAGAATTTCTAATATTTCAAGTTTAGTCTTTGCATCAAATAATTCTATGTTATTTTTCTTTGCGTATGCCTTTAATGCCATTACGGTTTTAGTTGATAACTCTTCAATTGTTAAATTCATAATTCTCCTATGCTTATTTGTAATTATACCAGAATAAGAATAAGGCGGGTAGTTTTTACGCTACCCGCCCTAATATTTGATCTTTTAGATCTTAGGAATCAGCACTATCTGAGTCGACATAAGCGACTGCATCTAGTTCTTCCCATTGGATACCAAAGCGTACGAATACTGTGTATTCAATTGTATCTTTCTTTGGCTTGTATTCACGGTTTACAGTGATGTCTCTCTGGAAGCCCCATACACGGTTCTGAGGGAATGTCAAATCGACATAACCTGCAGGGTAGTAAGGAACCTCAAGAACATCTACACCAAGTACACGAGTTGTACGTGAGTTACCTAGTGTCTGTGCTCCACCATCAAGGAATTCTTGACGGTTTGCTTGTGTGCTACCAACTCTGTCAGCGAATGCTGAAGAAATGGCGTCTGCAAGTGTACCGTTGTTACGAACAATACCAGCAAAAGCATCAGTACCTGCGTAGAACTTAAGATTGCTCTTAAGTGCACGGTATTTACGAGGCATTGCTAGTAGCAAGCCTTGCATTACTGATGTTGTGTAGTTGTTGTCTGCAACTGTTGCAGCATACTCGTGAGCGTCGTTTCCAACTGTCGTACGAGTTTGCTTGATAAAGCCAGGCATGATTGAAAGGAAGGCATCTGCGCCTGATCCTAAACCATTGATAGCAAGATCTTCAATATCGTTTGCGAAAGCATTGGTCATCAAGCGAACTAGATGATCTTCAAGTGCTCCACCTTCAATATTGTCTTCAAGTGCTTCTGTTGATACTTCCCAATCAAGACGAATCTTCTTGGTAGTTAATTCAACCTTTGTAAAAGTTGCGCCGATGTTTGTATAATCTGGTGCACCTTGTGCTGCTGCACGGATTACACGCTCTCCAACGTTGACCTTTTCGATCTCCATTGTGTTAGCACGCATTGTAACTCTACGACCATCTTTAGCGAGAACTGTTGCATCCCACACATAGTCGATGAATCTACGAGCCTGCTCTGGTGCTAGAATACCACCTGCAGAACCAGTTGGGTTTACTGCGTTTGCACCAGTTGTTGAACCGAATGCTGCAGTAGCAGTGTTACCAAGTTGTGAACCTACAGATGATCCTGCAGAATCCAAACCTGTTGCACTACCTACACCACCTGATACAAATGAGCCTGCTGAGTTAATTTCAGCGCCTGCGCTTGCACCTGGATAGTTTTTTTCTAGGTCTTTATTTTGTTCCGACATTATTTTTCACCTCCTAGTGATTTTATTACTTATTTAAATAGGTCGGTTGATGTGAGGAAACGACCGCCCCATAGGGATTTCTGAACTTTTGAAGGTTCAAACTGCACGATCTCGCCTAGATCGCCAGACTTGCGGAAAGCGGTGTCTTGCTCTACAAGATCTACACGCTTACCAAACTCATTAAAAACTCCCTTAACATTGTTTACTTCTCCAGATACGGTTTTAACCTCATCTGATACATTGTCAAGAGACTTGCTTAATGCAACTACCTGCTCATGAAGAGACTTAACGGTTGTTGCTAAATCGCCAAAGGCATTTGTAAGAGAGTTCTTAATTTCTGCAACTGCCTCAACAATTGCTTCGTTAGATTTTTCAACAACAGTTTCTACTGCTGCTACCTCTCCCTCTTCTGTTTTTATTTCAGAAGAATCTGCACTACCGTCTTCTGATTTAGCAATAGCAAGTTCTTCAACTACTGCTGCTTCTTCAGCGACTGCAGGGGTTTCTGTTGCTTCTGCAACAACTTGTTCTGCTTCTGCAACAACTTCTGCTGATGCTTCTGCAACTACCTCTGCTGGCTGTGCCTCTGGAGCGACCTGTACTTCTTCAACTGCAGTTTCAACTACTGCTTCTGTTGCTTCAGTCATAGGACTAACCTCCTTTGTAATCTTAATTGTACTAATGCCTTTAGCACTATCAACTAAGAACTTTATCATTTCTGTATTATTTTTATCTCCCTTTTCAATAAACCCAATATTTTGCATTGGATTTCCTGACGTAGGGCTTGTTTCACTTTCAGATTCTGAAACCATAACAATTCCAGATTCTTTGTCCCAAAAAACATTTTCAATTTCTGCCTTTGAAAGATATCCACCAATTATATTTTGACCATTAATTTTTTCAATGGATACAATATTTGCAAATTGGTTTGCTGGATTATCAACCAAGGACAACTCATATAAGTCATATTCTTTAATAATTCTAATACTTTTATTTAAATCATCATTGTATGCATCATCCCAAGTTTTAATGTTTCCACCAATTGAAAAACCTTTATATGTTCCATCTAATACTTTTTCCCATGCATCTTGTGCACCTTTTGAAACATAGGCAGATACATAGACTCCACTATAAAACTTTTTTACTGATGGATCAAAATAGCGATCTTCTTTAAATGATACTATCTTTCCTACTGCGGATGGTTGATGCATTTCACGTAGGTTACCCCTAAAGTTTTTAAATGCTTCAATGCTAGACTCAGTTGTTACGATGTCGCCCTGACGATCAACGTTATCAAGAGTTGCAAAACCTGAAACTATACGGCGCTCTACATCTACCTTACCAATAGGCATTGATAGACGAACACTGTCGCCATCAGTTTCCCAATGTGCTTTATTTATTAACATATCGTTATCCATTATACCAAATATTTTACGACTATCTCATTTATTGAGATGATCTACCTTCACCCTGTGGATTACGGCCAGAGATGGTTGTTGGGGAGTCAGAATTGTTATTTGTTCGTTCTGTATCTCTTTGACGATTCCCTGCCAAATTTGCTCTAGCGTCAGTTGCCTGCCTTGGAGACATTACAAATGGATCATCACCATCTGGTCTTTGTGGTAAGTCTAACTTTTCACGAGCCTCATTTGGAGTCATGACCTGTGTTTTTACGTATCTTTCAATAATCTGTGACTGAGCAATTTCGTCTGTTAATGTTAACTCATTAAACTTAAGTTCAAGAATGTCAGTTTTTTCTCTAATAACCTTATTAACAACTTTTTCAAGATGTTTTTGGGCTGGACGAGATACTTGCTCTTTAAAAGTACGATCTTGTGAAAGAGCAGCAGCAATACCTGAATCTGCACCACCCAATTTAGAAATAGGTACTTGGTGGGCAATTAGAATATCATCTCTGTTTTGTTTACGATACTCTTTAAATGATCCTTCTTGAATACCATTTTCAATTGGTTCCATTTTAAATTCAACTTTGTTATTTTCTGTATCGCCAGGAAGTGGTATATAGAGGGTTCTATGAGATTGAGATTTAAGACCAGTTTGCAAGAATCTAAACATCTTGTCTTCTCCGTCAGACGATAACTTTGCACCTTTGAGCGTTACGATATATCTTGGAACAGCCTTATTCTCAAAGTAATCAATATTATATTGTGAAGCAAGTTGATCACCAATTAACGAAGGCATGGCTGCTACAATATCTGGAATACCATAAAATGTGTTTAGTGGAGAGTATTCTTTATAATGAATAATCTCATTTGGACGAGGATCAGCAGTCATTGGGTTTTTATTCTTTGCCCCAAAGTTTCTAAAATAAACTACCGAGTTTCCAATAATTTGAACAAAGCCATCATGTAAACGACGTACACGAACTGTTGTTGCTGGGATATGACCAAGATAGCCAATCTCACCAGTAACTGTTCTACCTACTTCAAGAAAACCATTTCCTGTAGCCTGAACATCTGTATAAAATTTTTCCATTGTTTTTGTAAATGAATCATCATCATTAAGATTTTCTAGCCAATCCTTTAATTCAAGTTTCATTCTTTCAATACGATTGCGAGCACGGTCTACCGCTGCTTGATCGTCATTCATTTCAAACCTTAGCATTGTTCTATCTGCAATATCAAAACGGTATCCAAGACCAACTACGTTTTCTACCTTAGCGTCAATAGCAGCATGATTAGCAAATGATGTATCATAGAAATTTGCTAGTTCGTACATGTTATATGGAGGGGTAATTACGTCAAATAATCCGTAGCCATTTCTATATACCGTGCCAGGATTAATCTGTTTTGAATTTGCATCTACTCCAGATGGAGTTGCATTAGCAGAGTCTAGGTATTCATTTGTTGCAAAGGTCATTGCTTTTGTTACATTCCGTGCAGTTTTTCTACGGAAGTTTTGATCTAGTCCACCAAAATCTTTAAGTTGATCCCAAGATTTATTAAATGGATCTTGTTGTGCAAAAATATTTTCTTGTTCTGGTTGAGTATTTAAACCAACCCTTACGTGTTCTTCACTCATCGCTACCATACTTATCATAGGTTTGTCGTGCTGCTACCCAAGCACCATGATCATTCATGGAAGGAATTAAACCATTCTTCATTCTATCTAGTTGTTCAGAATGCTCTTCCTCGCTAATTCTTGTTAATCCAGGTACAAATACTGCCTTACCTTCTCCGTCATCTCCATAGTGCATTGCAACTTTTTTTAGTTCTGCAATCTTAGAAATATCTCCACGTTCTGCTGGAATGTTTAACACGCTACCAGTGCCGTCAGTAAACCAGGCACCGTTAGACTTTTTGTACACATATAAGCCCCAATTATAGTCTTTTTCTATTACTTTGCGCCGAACATTGCCAACTTTTTTAAGAATCTCATTATCCATAACCATAAGTATAGCAGATTATACTGGAATTTGAACAGTTGTCTGCCAAATTGTATTATTATATATTTTCATTTTTTCAGCATCAAATATCATGCCTTCTTCATCATCAATAATAACCTTATTAGTTCCTGTATATGCTTTATATACGTTTTCTGGGCTTACTCCATATAGGTCTGAGGAAGAAATAACAAGAACCCCTTCCCAAGTAAAGTTATTTAGCCAATACTGCCAATCAAAGTTTGTGGATTCATTATTTTTAATATTTTGCCAAGGACGAGTATGAACACTTTGAACTTGTTGCAAGTTGTTTGCCTGATAATAAGCAATATTATTAAATAAAATTGGGCCAGTTAAATTAATACCTCCAAGATATGCATCAAAGTTTAAGGCGGTACTAAAGGCTATACCAAGAACTCCCCACTCTTTAATTGTTAAAATAGGTTCTCTAACTAATGACCCATTCCAATAATATGATAAACCATTAAAGTCTAGACCAGTATTTTTGCTTTTTGCATATATCTTTGCCCTATCTCCATTTTCACTATTTGCTACAGCATAAAATTTAATAGTATCACCCTTATAATCAATTTCAAACAACTCTATTGGAACAAGTGGAAATAAATCTTCATCATATCTCATCCAAATTTGGGCAGCGCTTATCTTATAGTTATCTGCAGTTGTCTTGTTAATAGGAATTGCAATACCTCTATTGACATTAGAATCAAAATCACCACGAACCTCTATACCAGTTTTTCTATTTAAATATAGATATGGTGTACTTCCCTTATAGATACTAAATGGATTTTTAGACTTATAGTCATAATATATTCCAGAACGTTTGTATGGAAACATATCTATTCCGAATCTGGTTCCAACTGGATTAAAAGAGTTGTGATTTAGAACTTGAGACGCCAATTCTAAACCCTTTAAAATAACTGGTTTTATTAATATATTTCTAAAATTAAAATCAAGGTGATAAACTATAGCAAGTTGATTAAAATCTACGGTTTTGCTTGGATAAATTAATGTATTATCAACTACCTCAAATCTTGTGCTATCCCAAAGTGGATAATCTTCTATATCAATAATTTTTTTTGATGTTGGAGTAACTGTTGTTGTAAAATCACTTTGTGGAGCATTTGCTCCTTCTTGAATATATTGAAAAGTAATATAAGATCTAATTGACGATTTAGATGTATCATATTCAAAGTACTTAGTAGAACTTTCTTTCATGTCCTCATAATTGTTCCAACTATTATATAAAAAATTATCTAATTGGTAATATGTTAATTGAATTGGACTAGAGTATTCATCCTTCAAGTCTTGATATGTCCAACTTTCTAAGATTGTTTCTCCTTCAATGGATTTGGATGGTGCTGGATATTCTATATTAAATTGTAAAAAATCTAAATCATAATACTGATTTCCTAAATCATTTTTTACATATTGAGCAAAATAAGATAAGGGCAGATAATCTTGCCAATGACCAGATACACCGATATCTAAGAAAAATTTATCATAGGCTTCTGTTGGTAACAATGTATAACTTGCTGTATGTTCAATTAGTGCTATTGCTGTTTCTTCTGTTACCCCGCTTTCTGATAAATCGTCAAATAATATAAATCCATCATTATCAAAAAAATCTTTTATTTTTATTGTATTAGACTGTGTAGATAATCCAAGCGAATAGATTTTGCCAGAGAAGGTGTTCTCTGTTTCTTCATCACCTCCGACATATAGCCTTAGTCCATTTTGATTTCCAAAAAAAGATGCAATATTTTTACCAAATGTATTTGATACTGTTTGAATATTGAACCCAACAGCAAATAATTGATCCGACTCAAGAGGTTGTGTTGTATAAATTACTTCATCATTTCCATTATAATTTAAAACATATTTAACTAAATCTTCTTCTTGTCTAATAATAAAAAAATCTCCAGTTAAATAATTATATATTTTTAAAAGTGTTTGTGGTTGTATTTCTCCAGATTCTGGCCCAATATCTTCTGTGCTAAAAACTGCATAAATTGATCTAACCTGATCATTTAAAACATTAAATTTTGGAAAATTAAAATAACAGTGCTTTGAACTCCAGGTATTGTTGGGCCTAAAAGTAATAAACTTATATGATTCTGCTTGTGACCCAATATATCCAGTTTGTTCAACTTGGCAGTCGTCGTATAGTTCTTGTAGTGTTTTAGTGTCTAAAAATATTTCTGGTAGTTGATATGCTGGTGTAGCAATTGCCGTATCGGTTGTAATTAGATTATCAAAAGAACCTTGTTGCCATTGTGCAAAGTCTGGATAATTATAATTAGAAGTATAGTCTGCAAATGGATAATCAATAAAAACAGATGTTCCTCCATAAGCAGCGTTAATTCCTTCTGGAGAAAGAACACCCTGTCCATAAACCCATCTACGTTTGGCAACTGTTATAGGAACTTTATAAGAATAAATAGATACACAATCAATCTCTATTGGGTTTACATCTGAATATGCATAAAATCCTAGCCAGTCTTGTGATTTTGAGTCTACCTCCTGTAATGGCAAGTCAAGTGTTTCTGTGTTGATTGCCATGGAAATAACTTCTTCTCCATTTATAAGAACTGTTGCTGAATTACGAATTAAACGAATATGGATAAGCATTGGTCTATACCATTCACCAACAAAATGTGAAGAAATATTATTGTCAATAACTAAAGTTAAAAATCCACCATCAACATATAAACCATTTGTTCCTATAATTGGTCCAAAAATTCTTTTAGGGGTTTGAGCATCTGAATTAATTCTTGCCCAAAATTCTACCGTATATTCTTTATATCTTCCAACTTCATTTAAAAAGCCTTTTCCAGGAACTATTAATGAAGGATCTCCAGAAGTGTTTGGCAAAATCTTTGTTACTCCATATGCACCAAAAACCAATGGAACACCACAATTTCTTGCAACTAAAGAGTTATCATTAACAAGATAATATCCTTGCTCTGTTGATATTCCATATGCTGCTGCTGAAATAACCTGACTATTTGTGTCTAAAGCAATATCTAATGGAAAAGATTCTGGAGTAACGCCAAGAGATGTGGCATTAAACTCTTCTGACCACTGTCCTATGGTAATGCCATTTAGATAAAATCGATAATCTTCAATAGATGCTCCACCAGTTACTGTAGTTATTTTTATAACAATACGAAGATCTGTATTTTCATTGGGTATTTCAAAAGTTTCAGAAACAAAAGCCCAATTTTCAAAAACAGTAGTTGGAAAAGTTTTAAGATTTTGAACTATTAAAGAAGTTGTTGTATCTGTATACTCGTATCCAATAGATACGGACTGTAAGTGCGGACTTGCAGAAAAAAAGTATGCCCCCACTGAAAATGTGCCAAGTTCATGGTTTAAATCAGAAAAGTTTATAAGGTTTGGACTTATACAAATAAGATCATTTGTTGCTCCTGCTGGTACATTGCCTACTAATCTAGTTGTTTCACTTTCAGGAAATGGCTCACCTCCAACCGTATTACTGCTTACAGAACAGCCACCTATATCCCACTCATTCGCTATATCTCTTTCAGATTCAGAAATAAGACTAATATAATCTGCTTTATCATCTAATGCCCAAAGAACTGTTGGGTGCTCAGAATAAATCTTTTCTGCATATAAATTAGATGGGTTAGTCATATTTCTCCTATCCCCTTATTATAGCAGGACGAAACTAGTTTTTAGGAACCCACAACTTTTCATTGCCTTTATTGTAATATCTAGCCATTACAAACAGTAAGTCGGATAGCCGATTTAAATACTTTGCAATATTTGGATTTATGTCTTTTACCTTCCAAACCTGACGCTCTGCTCTTCTGACTATGGTCCTTGCATTATGTATGGCACCAGTAGGCAAAACAAAAGAGTGTAGCGGTTCTAAATATTCATTATAATCATCAATAATATTTTCTAAATAAGTAACCCTTGCTTCTGATATTGTAATTGTTGGAGCACCCGAAAGTTCTGCACCTAGATCAAATAGGTCATTTTGTATTCTATCTATAATATCGTTATGAAACTCAGTTGCCATACCTATAGCAGAGTTTGCTTCATCTACCGCTCCGATTGCCTCAATTAAGTCACTGCTTTTGTCTATGCGTTCATTGGTGGCAGTAGAGGTTTTTCCATCATCGCCAGTCTTTGTATAAATACGAGTTAAATGAACCATTAGTGTCCTGTCAGAGAACGCCAGATATCAATAGTGATATCGTTTGCTACATATAGTGCAGCAAGAGTTAACATTAGTTGTACTATATTTTTTGCTGTTTTAGGTTTCTGTGTTTTTAGACGAAACTGAACAACATTGTCTGAATGCTTTTGTGCAACTTTCATGGAAACCTTAACTCTCCGTTAGGACCAGCCCAAACTAAACCTAGTGAATCTCCTGGGTTTAAATATTGTTGATCTATTGCTAGTTGTCCCCAACCCCATTCTTTTCTAGGAAAAGGAATCGTTTGTTTTTCTTTAATAATTAATGCCCAGTATGCTTTTTCTGGTGGCATTATTTCACAAGACTCTGCTTTTTCATCTGGCAAATTATTTACTCTACAGACAACGCCTAGTCCATATTTTTTGGTTCCTTCTATTTCAAGGTTAGCCTTTTTTAAAACATCTAAAGCAATTGTCTTTGTAGATGCATCTATACACTTTGTTAGTTTTGTGCCATTATCTAATTGACCGTAATCAATATACAAATTAATACAATTGTTGTCTGATTTATTTATACCTTGCAACCCAATAAAAATAAGTATAAAAATTGCTAATGATATTAATATTTTTTTCATTTTACCCCCTAGTATAATTTTATTTCACAGGCATCAGTACTGCAATATGCTTCGCCTTGTGCCTCTAAATTTTCTACTCCATCATAAATTGCAGACCAATCAATTTTTGCAATTTTTCCAACATAAGAATTATATTCTTCTTTAGTTATTTCATTGTATGGTTGTTGTGGATAAATCTCATTACCCATAGGCAAGAATGAAACAGCCTTAAGTTCTCCTTCATGTAAATGTAGGGCAGGAGCAATATGTTTGGTTTCTGTTTCTTTGTTAAATGAAAGAGTTACGGAGACTCCATTATCAGACCAATATTTCTGGGCTGTTGCTGCCAAACCAATCTTTTCAAAAAGACTTACATCTTTCTCAGATCTTGGATGTCCAGATGCAATTGGGAAATAAACTACTGATGTATTTGCTGATACAAAGTCTGCCTCAACTTTATACCCTGCTGCTTTAAATAAATGAACCATTGGATCTGTATTACCAAACCTTATAGCACGTAAATAAAATGCTCCTCCAGGACCCCAGTGAACTCCAGGGGTAGCGCCAGAAAGTAGTGATACAGAACCAGAAGGTTTAACAGTTGTTACTCTAATTGATTCTCTAACACATAACCATTCAGAGTATGTGTGATCATAAAATTTAATTTTCTTATACCCTTCGTCCATCCACTCACGTAATGCTGGCATACCTTTTGTATCTGCAAATGATGCAATACCTGTTAAAGATGTTCCAATACGACGATTACGTTGCATAATTCCATTTGTGGTTTGCCAATGAGTTGGAACTAAAGTTACAGTTTTACCATATAAATATGCAAACTTTAATGTACGTAAAAAGTCTTCTCTGTCTTCATGTCGATTTAAATGAACCTCTACAAGTGTGCAAAGTTCATAAGATTCTAATGGTTGTTCTGCACAAGGATTAAATCCCATTACCCGCAAATCTTTACCATCTGCTGGATCTGCAAGACGTCCATAGTTACGAGCAACATCAAGCCATATAAATCCTGGTTCTCCATTATTTACAATTAAATCAACATACTCTTCGTAATTTGTTCCAACCTCTGCAGCAATAGAGTTGTTTGACATCCATGCCCACCCTGGTTTTTCTGGATCATAAGAGTTTCTTTCTGGAAATATTTCTGGATTTTTTAAGTTACTAAATACTTCATCTTCTGGTGTACCTAATGCTAGAGTTGCAGAACGACGAACATTTCCAGAAACTACGCAGGTACCAATCAAGTTAACAATATCTACTATTGCACGAGAATCAAACTTCTCTCCTACTCTAGAGCCAATAACATTACAAATTCGTGTATGGAGATCCATAAGTGGCTGCGGACCGCTTGCAACGCCTCCAAAACCTTTAATTAAAGCACCTAAAGGTCTTATTAGGCTATAGTCAAACTCTTGTATATTTTGATTTTGCCTTAAAAATGAGTTTATAAGCATTCTTACTGACTCTACCCAACCTTCACGAGTATCGGGAATTTGATAGGTAACTACTGGCTCAGTTGGTGCATAAATTAACATTTCTTTTTCTTGACCGACGGTATCAAACCCTACACCTACACCTAACATTAAAGCATCCATTACCCAGCCAAACAAGGCTCCTGGATCATTACGATCAATATCTCTTGTTGATACCATTGCACAATTTTGAAGGGCTGCAGAGTTCTTACGCTCCATAGTCATAGGCGTACCAAATGCCCATAGACCACGTCCAGGAGGTGTCCATTTAAGGTTAAACATACGATCATAGGCCTCTTGAGCAGACTTCTGTGCTTTATTGTCGTTCCACGGCAAACGGCTCTCTTTAGCCCAGTTTTTTTGAACTGAGTACATTCCCTCAATTACTCGCTTACAAACCTCATACCATCTTTCTTTTGTACCGTCCTCTTTTACACGAGAATATGTTCTTATAAAGGTAATCTCTCCTAATGAGTTTGATCCTGCATCTGAAAAACCAAATGGTGGTTGTATATCTTTATATTTTGATACAAACTCATCTAATAAACGAAAAGAAAAAACCTCTGACATAATATTTCCAACTTTCTAATAAAAAATATAATAAGTACTTTAAGAATTATAAAGTAGTGTCAAGTATATCATAAATTTAAAAAGAAAAACACGCTTGTTTAGAGCGTGTAAATCTTTACTTGACGGTTAGTACTTTATTTTTTACAAAGTACTAGCAACCAATAAGTAGTAATTCGCTAAAGGCTGCTCCTGCTGCTGGAGTTGTCCATGAAAGAGTTCCAGAGCCATTTGTTGATAAAACCTGTCCACTTGATCCATCTGATGCAGGAAGTGTCCAAATTTTGTTTGATGAAACACTTGATGGTGCTTTAAAGCCAACGTAGTGACTTGAGTCTGTATCTGCTAATCTAAGTTCTCCTGCAGCATTAATAGTAAATGACGTTGTTCCTACTGCGCTTGCAAGCGTTTTGTTTGATAATGTTTCACTACCTGCCAAAGTTGAAAAATCAGCATCTGAAAGAGCAGTATTAAATTCAGCAATGGTTCCAGTAATAGTATTTGTAGTTAAACTAATAGATTTTCCTGAAAGTGTATCTGTAGTTGCACGACCTACAAGTGTATCTGTAGTTGTTGGGAGTGTAAGTGTTCCTGTATTAGAAATACTAGAAATTACTGGAGATGTTAATGTTTTATTTGTAAGGGTTTCTGAAAAATCTTTAAGAGCAGTTCCATTTATATAATATGACTTTCCTGAAGCAATGTTTATGTGCTCTGATGATGTCCATGCATCTGTTGAATCTACCCAGTTAAATGTTTTATCGGTAGTTCCTTTTAATGTTATACCGCCACCATCTGCAGTATTATCTGCTGGTGATGTTGTATCTCCAAGAACAATATTTTTATCTTCAACAACAAGATTAGTTGAGTTAATATTTGTGGTTGTTCCATTAACTGTTAAGTTGCCAGAGAGTGTTAGATCTGTTCCAGATACTGCTCCAGTAAATGTTGCTCCAGATAGTGGGGCATATGATGATAGCGCTGATGTAAAAGCAACTGTTCCAGAATCGTCAGGAAATGTTATTGTTCTATCTGCAGTTGGATCAGTAAATGAAAGAGTAGTTTCATGATCATTTGCTGTTGTACCTTCAATTACTACTGAACCATCTGAAATAGTAAGTCCAGAGATAACTGGACTTGTTAAAGTTTTACCTGTAAGAGTTTCAGTGCCAGCAATTGTAGCAAAATCAGCATCTGATATTGCTGAATTAAATTCAGCCTTTGTGCCAGTTATGGTATTTGTTGTTAATGAAATTGATTTATTTGTAAAGGTTGTTGTTGATGATGCTGTCAAATCAGAACCGATATCAGAAAGGAAGGCAACTGTACCAGATGCATCTTGAAATGTAATTGTGCGATCTGCTGTTGGATCTGTTACTTGAAGAGTAGTTTCATAAGAATCAGCAGTAGCACCTTCGAAGGTAATGCTTGTGCCAAAAGAAGGATTTATTGTAGAATTAATATCAGAAAAATAATCTAAATTTGCCCAATGATTTGTTCCATCACCGATTTTAAACTTGTTAGTATCTGATTCCCAACCAATTTCACCAGCATTTAAAATTGGATTTGCTGATGTCCATTGTGACGCAGTTCCTCTGCGTTGTTGCATTCTGGTTGCCATTATTTCTCCTTATATCTACCTATATTATAACAGATAATTAATTAAAATTATCTATTGCACTTCCGCCATCCCAAGTTTCATCCCAGGAAACCGTATTATAAAAACGAGCATCCATTAAAGAACCTGGCTCATAATAATATCCTGCATCTTTAAAAATACTTACAACTAAACCACTTCCATCAATTGCTGTATCGTGAATATGGTCTTGTAATGTTTCAGCATCTTCAAGTGTTGCAATTGGAAGCCACTCGCTACTATAGTAAACATGTACTCGCTCTGTCAATGTATCAAACCATAAATCTCCATTATCTGGAGATGCTGGCGCTGTTCCACTAACAGGAATACTTGGTGAACCTACTGCACTATCTACATATAGTTTTGTTGCTGCATGTGTATTTTCAGTAGGAGTGGCAACTGTAACAGTTCCTCCAAAAGTACCGCCTTCGGCTACTGCAATGCCGTGCTTTACTCTAAAGTCTCTATTAGTAGTTGCCACTTCCGACCTCTATTCTTTAATTATGCTTCTATGTAAGTTTTGCTTACTTTAACAGCAGTGTCTGCTGTAGTACCAGTAACCTGTAGAAGAACGTTTCCTCCGCTATATACAGCATTAGTTGTTCCAAGAACAGCATTACTAATTACATCAGCATATTCTGTTAGATAAACATTGTTTGATCCATCAATTGTAACTAGAACTTCAATTACTTCAATATCTAAACCCTTTTTCATTTGTACTAGATATTTAGCACTTGAATATGTTGATGCTGACCATGTATCAATTGTTGTTGCTGAATCGGATGCGGTAGCAAGAGCAGTTCCAATAAGAGCATCTGGAAGTGCAATACTTGTAGCACTAGCAGCACCAAGTACTGGAGTAACAAGGGTTGGAGTATTAGCAAATACTAATGCACCTGACCCTGTTTCATCAGATATTACTCCAGCAAGTTCTGAAGAAGATGTTGCAGCAAGTGCAGAGATCTTACTTGATGTATAAATACCGTTTGTTACTGTTGCAGCATTTCCAGTATATTCTGTTGCTGATAAAACTTGGGTTCCATTTACTTTCAATACCTTGCCAGAAGCAAGATCAATATTTTCAGAAGATGTCCAAGAATCAGTTGCATCTACCCAGTTAAGTGTCTTATCTGTAGCACCCTTGAGAGTGATACCTCCACCATCTGCACCTGCATCAGTTGGAGTTGCTACTGAACCAAGTGTAAGGTTCTTGTCATCAACTGTGATTTCTGTTGAGTTAATTGTAGTTGTTGTACCATTAACTGTTAGGTCCCCTGAAAGAACCAAAGATGTACCAGTTGCAGCACCAATATTTGGTGTTACAAGTGTTGGGGTATTAGCAAAAACAAGTGCACCAGTACCAGTCTCATCTGAAATTACTCCAGCGAGTTCTGATGAAGAAGTTGAAGCAAAAGCATTTAACTTGTTATTTGTAAGAGCAACAGTACCTGTAGCATCTGGCAAAGTAATTGTGCGGTCTTCTGTAGGGTTTGTTACTGTAAGAGTTGTCTCATTAGCATCTGCAGATGAACCTTCAAATACTACGCTTGAGTCATTAAGAGTAAGACCAGTTACTACTGGGCTTGTAAGTGTCTTATTTGTAAGTGTCTGTGTATTTGTTGTTCCAACTACCGCACCAGTTGCACCGTGTGTTTCTGTAAGTCCTGCATGTGTTGACACATAACCTGAAGCAGTTGATTCTGCTGCAGTCTGTGCTGCTGCTGCTGCACCATATGCATCGTATGTATTTGCAGTTACAGAAATTGCACCAGTTGAATCTGTGTATGTAAGACCAGTTCCAACATTGTTACCAATTGCGTCCTGTGCTCTTTCATCTGTAAAGTATTTATTTGTTGATCCTTCTGAAAGGCCATCAGTGTTTGATGGAATATCAGTTGTTAGTGCTACTGTTCCACTTGCATTAGGAAGTGTAATTGTTCTGTCTGCAGTAGGATCGGTTACTTGAAGCGTTGTCTCGTAATCATCTGCTGTTGCACCTTCAAATGTAATGCTTGAAGCAAATTCACCAACTGCTGCTGGGGCTGCCCACTTTACTCCATTTGTTGCATTTGAGTCTGCAGTGAGTACGTAGTTATCTGTTCCAACTGCAAGACGAGTTACTGCATCTGCACCAGAGGCGACTAGTAAATCACCTTTAGCATCTACTAATGCTTCTGTTAATATATCATGTGAGTTAACGGTTGCAGTTGATCCTTCAACTACGAGTCCCGCTTTTACTCTAAAGTCTTTTGTTACGGTTGCCATCTTTTATCTCCTTGGTTAAGCCTTTAATCCCATACGCATATAGCGTAGAGTTATAGGGGTTTGTCCACCCACAGGAACAACAGTTAATGAAACTGTGTCTCCAGCCCTTGAAACTGAGATGGTGCCAATATTCCCATCATTATCTATCGTTGCATATTCACTGACAGAAATATCTGTTCCGTCAACCAATATGGTCATTTCTGTAGCGTAAAATTTATTTGCGCCTCCAGAAGTCTTTTTTAATGAGATCATATATTTCATTGATCTCCACTCGCTTGCTGTAAAATTATCAAATATGGTTGAATTCTCAATACCATTTATTGTTAACTCATTATTTCCATAACTTCCTAAGTCTGTTGCTTGTGCGGAAGCGGTATCAATTAAATCTTCATAATTTTCCTGGGTTGGTCTATCTCCAGTTTGAAATAATGCCTTAACAGATGAGAGTGATATTTTAGCCATGTCGCAATTATATCATGATATTAAAGAATATAATTATTAATACCGATTATTTGAAGTGGAATTGCTGGAACTCCAGAATATGATGTTGGTATTCCAATTGTGGAAAATCTAACTCTAAAAGGCAATAACTCAGTAATTTTAACTGCATTTTTTATAGAAATTATTGTTGTAACTGGATAGTCTATATCTTTAACTATTTTTGTTTTTTGTAGTTCATCGTCAATTATTACTGCTAAAGCCATTATGACTCACTATTTGTTACGTCTTCAATAATAATCATTGTTCCACGAGCAACTGTCCAAACCCTACTTTCATCGCTTAACTCAATATCAAAAATATCTCCAGTCTCCAATAAAACAGAATCAGTATCAGATAGGGAAACCGTAAACTCTCCAGCATCATCAATTTCTGTTGGGGATGGAGTAAGGGTAACTATTAATTCTGCATCATCTGTAAAATCTCCAGGCTCAGTATTTGGACGTTTAATTTCCATATCAATAGTCCAGTCTTCGATTACCAATGGCTCTTTGTTATCATCTGTTACATATACTCTAAATGATGCAGTGTCTCCTCTAACTACCGTCCAAGTTACAGTTGGTGGAACTAAACCAACTAAATAAGAATTTTGTTGTTGTGATCTAAGAGTTGCCATTATGATAATCCCGCTTTCAGTGATCCCCAAGTGCCATTGCCCCTTGGTGGTATGACAAGTATAATGCCTGTTGTTGAATCAGATTTTAAAACTACTCCTGTAATTGCTAAACCACCTATTGGTTGTGTATCTGTTAATCCTCCAGATGATCCTACATAAAGAATATCTCCAGCAGTATAAGAAGATGTATTTACTCCAGTAAAAATACCAGAGATAACAACTACGCCATCACTACCATTTGTAATTGCTGTTGTTGCTAATCCTATTATGGGAAATGTTGAAATATCTGTTGCTAAAGATTTTGCTACAGTAGTTTTAGTAGAAAATCCAGTAACATAAACTGGATCGGCTTTTGCAATAGTTACACCACTATTATTTCTAACTTCATGAGTAAAATATGGCAAGCCTAAACTTGGTAATACCTGCTCAATTCGTTCTGCCAGAGCCTGGAAATCACCTGCAACATCAACTGGTGATGAGTCTGTAGGATACGGTAAATCATATATTGCGGTTTCTGCCATAAGATAATTATTATACCACTTTCAAGCATGGTATTTATAATAAAATAAAAAATACTATCTAAACTTGCTTTTTAATCCAAATTCGTGCTACAATTAATACAATGCTACCGAAAGGTAGCAATTTGGCTCTAGGAGGTAATTTCAATGAGAGACAAGAATAAAGCAGTATGGTTAGGTTTGATAGCATTGGTTGGGCTTTTTGCACCATTTTTAAATGCCGCTAATGCTCTTGAAACTAAAACTCTAATTACTGCATCAGTAGCAGCCGAACCCCCTAAAGGGGTTTTTTTGGTTTCTAGGGTAAAAACATTAGAGAGTTATGAAAATGCTCATTCTTTAAACGATGGGCAGTTGGTTGACCTTTTAAAGGCGGTAGGGTTCAAAGGAGTTGCTTTACGATCTGCATGTGCAGTTGCCAAAGCAGAGTCTAATGGTAGACCATTTGCTTTTAATGGCAACGCTAGTACTGGAGATTCATCATATGGGGTTTTTCAAATCAACATGATGGGTCAGTTAGGTCCAGATCGCAGAGAAAAGTTTGACCTAGATTCAAACTCTGAGTTGTTTAACCCAGTAATTAATGCACAAGTGGCGCACTATATGACCAAGGGCGGAAAAGACTGGTCATCATGGAGTTCTGTAAATGGAGCACGGTATCAAGAATGGTACAACAAATATCCATGTAAGTAGGATAAAATTAAATAAAATACCCCCTTGGACTTTATCCTTGGGGGTTTATTTATTGGGGTTGTTTATTAAGGCTTTATTATCCTAATCCGCCATGGCTATTTGAAAGTGCTGCAATACCATATTTTGGAGCAGTCAAATCACCAAAGTCTGTTGCGTTACCTGTTGTAGCAATTGTTACATAATCAATTGTATTTCTTACAACTGATCCAGCACTCGCTCCGCCAAAAAATAATCCCCTAGTTGGTGAAGAAGATGCTCCAAGATATCTACGTGTAACTGATAAGTCTCCAAAGTCTGTAGCATTTCCTGTAGTTGCTATAGTAATATAGTCAATAACATTTTGAAAAGCACTAGAATTTGTCCCACCACCAAATAAACCCCTAGTTGATGATGAACAGGCAGCAGATCCACTTCTAGCAACAGTTATATCTCCAAAATCTGTTGAATTTCCTGTAGTTGCTATAGTTATATATTCAATAATATTTGAATAACTAGTTGTATAGTAAACTCCAGCGATTCCCCTAGTTGGTGAAGAAAGTGCTACTGTTGCAGCGTTAGTCGATAAAGTTCCAAAAGATTGTGCATTTCCAGTGGTGGCTATTGTAACGTATGAAATTGTATTTATTGGAGAACCTGATGTGGTTCCACCAAAAAAAATACCCCTAGTTGGTGATGAACAGGCACCACTCTCTGATGACGCACTGAGTAGATCACCAAAATCTGTGGCATTTCCTGTAGTTGTTATTGTTACATAGTCTATAACATTTTGCCAAACACTGCTTATGTTAATTCCACCAGCAAATAAACCTCTAGTTGATGAAGCACAGGCCCTTGCGCTATATCTCCCAATAGTTAAATCTCCAAAATTAGCAGCATCTCCAGTTGTATTAATTGCTAAATAATCTATATTGCTATAAACATATGGAGCAGTATTATCAGTAAAACTAGATATTACCGCTCTAGGTGGAAAATAAGCCTCATTTCCAACTAAAAAACTACGTCTTGTAGATCCTGTTTTAAAACTAGATAGTCCCAACTTATTATTCCAATCTACTCCAAATAGATGATATCACATTATTTAATGGAATTTCTTCTTTTGTATCTGGATTAATAAATATAAAACCACTTTCTTCTACATATTGTAAAAGTTCTGCTTCGTTAGCATATCCTACTTCTGGTGCATTGTCTGTGGCTATTCCTATTAAATCATGGTCTTGAGGCGAAGGATTTCCATTATATTTTGTTAGATATCCACCATCAATAATATATTCTGGAATAGTGCCATCAGAATTTAAAGTATACTTAATTATTTTCATTTTCAATTTCCTTTATTAGTGATTTTTTATCAAGTGGAATAAACCCACGAAGTTTTGCAAAATCTGTTCCACTCTGAGAAAATTTATCAGCACAGGCTTCTAACCAATTAATAGTCATTTCATGAGTTGGTATTTCTCCTCTAATAATCATTTCTTCTTCCATTTGCAAATAAGCAATAATTTCTGCCTGTGCTACTGCTCCATTAATTCCCATATCAAAAAGATAAATATGATTTCCTTCATCAATTATTCCACCACGAGTACGAGAAGCAATAAGTGCTTGCTTCATGGCAGTCATGACATGATGTCTAGATTCATTAATTTCATAGTCCTCTTCTGTAATTTCTTCTTTACCCAATTTCTCCATAAGGGCTTCATACTGGGTAGAAAAAAAACTTGCTTTACGTAATGCGCCCTTGATTGAATTTTCAATATTTGCCATCTGGGTATTAATCTCTACAATATCTACCCACAATAAATCTTTTTCATAACCATCTTCAGCATTTTCATGCTCTAGAGTTTTTTTCTTTAATTCTATTTGTTTACGTCTTAATCCAACATACGACTCTTCTAATGCCATTCTTGTACGTTCAAGAACTGCTAAGACGTGCTTTAAAGATCCCATAGTTGTTAACTCTGTTACATCTAAGGTAACATTTTTGAATTGTGATGCAGACTTATAAAAATTTTCTGAATCCCTGCGAACTAAAGGCAAATTTTTATTAATATGCTCTAGCATTTTATTATACTCAGGTGAAACCGCTAATTCTTTACTTACTGCCTGTAACTCTATTTCCATAGAATTATCCTGTTTTATTTTTTCTATATCGCCCACTATATTTTCCCCCTTATTATTTATTACAATCCACCATGATTATTAGAACATGCTCCCATTGCTGAGTTTGTTGCTGCTAAATCACCAAAGAATGTTGCATTTCCTGTAGTTGCTATAGTTACATATTCCATAGTAGTGACTCTTCCTGGTATATCTTCAAATCCGCCAGCAACAACCGCTCTTACTGAAGACGAGCATGCTGCCAGAGATCTGCGAGCAACACTTAAATCTCCAAAGTCTGTTGCATTTCCTGTAGTTGCTATAGTGATGTAGTCTATAGTCTCATTTTCTGAACCAGTGGAGCCACCAAGAAATAAACCTCTAGTTGATGAAGAGCATGATGATAGTTGATATCTGGCCAGACTTAAATCTCCAAAGTCTGTTACATTTCCTGTAGTTGCTATTGTAACGTACTCTATAACATTTATTACTGAACTGGTTAGTCCACCACCAATTACTCCCCTGGTTGTAGAAGAACATCCCGCTGGAGCGCTGCAGGCAACACTTGTATCGCCAAAATCTGTTGCATTTCCTGTAGTTGCTATAGTGATGTAGTCTATAACATTGGTTTTTCCGCCAGAACCATTAATTTCTCCTCCAACAAAAATACCTCTGGTTGATGAAGAGAGCGCTGCTGGGATTGCCCTCAAGGCAGTTAAGTCTCCGAAGTCTGTTGCATTTCCTGTGGTAGCCATTGTAATGTAGTCTATAACATTTTGATATGTACTGCTAGCAAGATTATATCCTCCACCAAAAATGCCCCTGGTAGAAGAAGAACAGCCTGCTAATCCATTTCTGGCAACAGATAGATTTCCAAAATTTGTTGTATTTCCTGTTGTTGCTATTTGTATATATTGCATAACAAGTCCACCACCGCCAGAACCTCCAGCGAAAATTCCTCTAGCAACGACTGGAATATATGCAGCATTTCCTACTAGCATACTTCTACTCCTAGTGCCTAGTTTAAAACTTGTTACGGTCACTTTATATACCTTTCTGATATAGTAATTTTATCATTATAAACCACCGTGCACATTTGAAAGTGCTCCAACACCATATTTTGCAGCAGTTAAGTCACCAAAGTCTGTAGCATTTCCTGTAGTTGCTATAGTGATGTAGTCAATAACATTAGAGAAATATGGACTAGCAGTAGTGGATCCTCCAGCAAAAATACCTCTAGTTGATGAAGAGCAGCCTGCTAAAATCTCTCTTGCAACAGTTAAATCTCCAAAACTTGTAGCATTACCTGTAGTTGCTATTGTAACGTAGTCAACAACAAGTCCCTTTGCGTTATCTCCTCCAGCAAAAATACCTATAGTTGATGTTGAACATGATGATAGATACGCTCTAGCCTGAGTTAAGGTTCCAAAAGTAGTAGCGTCTCCTGTGCTGGCTATTGTAATATAGTCGATATAATTTCTTTTTGTTGGGTTTGCACCGCCAGCAATAAGTCCTCTGGTAGAAGAAGAACATCCTGCCACGCCATACGCTTGATAGGTTAAGTCTCCAAAATCTGTAGCATTTCCTATTGAGGCTATTGTAATATAACTAATTGTATTTGTTCTATATGGACTAGCAGTAGTGGATCCTCCAGCAAAAATACCTCTAGTTGATGAAGATAATGCGGCAAGTTCTCCTGTTTCAACTGCCAAATCCCCAAAGTCTATAGCATTACCTGTAGTTACTATTGTAACGTAGTCAATTACATTAACTAATCCTGAACCAGTAGCAACATCACCTCCGCCAAAAACACCTCTGGTTGATGAAGAGCAGCCTGCTACAAAGTCTCTTGCTACTGTTAAATTTCCAAAGTTAGTACCATTACCAGTTGAGCCGATATTTATATAGTCTATAGTCGCACTTCTTGTACCATTATTTCCACCAGCAATTAAAGCATATGGTATAAAAGCGGTATTTCCTACTAAAAAACTTATTCCATCATAACCAGTTTTAACACTACTTGTAGTCATTTTAAAAGTCCTTTAATCTAAACATTTTTATAATAGTCATTTTAGACTATTTTACCTACGCTGTTATTTCAGAACCAAATGCTGCAAAAGATAAATCTGTAGTAGAACCACTTACGTATAAAACATCTGCTGCGTTCATAGTAATACCTAAAGTAAGTGCTGTTGTATCTGATGCGCCAACTGTGATATCTTTAGCAAGATAGTGTTTGTCTGCTAATGTTTCGTCATTTGGACGAAGAACTATTGTAAATGTTTTTGAGGTTGACTCTCTATTTGCAATTACAATAGTTGAGATAACTGCCTCTGTTGAAGATGGACAGGTATATAGTGCAGCAAGTGATGTTGTACTTGCTAATTGACCTAGTACTTTGTATGCGTTAGCCATTGTTTCTCCTTATTGTCATATTGTACCACAATTATCCACATAAATAAATTGTACCACAATAATTATCCACCCATCATTAAAAATATATCTGGCATTGAAGCACTCGTTCCTCCAGTTGGAACTGACCATGTTGGAACTCCAGAGGTAACTGTTAAAACATGTCCTTCTGTTCCAATTGCTAACCTTGCTGGAGTATTGCTAGCAGAAGCATAAATCATATCTCCAGTAGTAGTTGTAAGCGTATTATTTATTACCTGTGATAGCAATGCTACCGTTCCAGTTACATCTGGAAATGTTATTGTTCTGTCTGCTGTTGGATCTACAACAGTTAAAAGCGTTTCGTATCCATCATCAGTTGTTCCTTCAAAAAATAATCCAGTTGAACCAATTGTTTTATTTGTTAATGTTACTGTATTTGTTGGCGTAACCGTTCCTGATGCAATAGCAGTTATTTGTGTTTGAAGGTTAGTAATTGTATAAGCAATAGATGGATTAATTAATTCTGCTGGATCTGATTCGGAGGTATCAAAAGTATATGATCCATAATGATATGCCCTTAAAGCAGCCTGAATATCGGCAGCATCTGCATACCCTGGAATTTTTGTTGGTACTAACGTGCCAATACTCTCAACTGCCATAGATCACCTCTTTTCAAATTATACCATGAATCATATAGTAAAGATTTTACTCTTGAACAATTGATATAAAAATATGAGTTGTTACTTCTCCCTCTAGAACTGCCCAATCTTCATATGGTCCAGAATCTACGTCTAGCCTATGTTCTACTGCTTTAAAATTGATAACTAAATTATCTCCTGCTCCAACCAATGCTGGAATACTCATTGAAGATGCAATTGGATTGTTATGTGCAATACTATATTGAACACTAAAATTTGCAGCAGTTAGTGGGGATCCAGTAACTGTAACAATATCTGCAATTGGAATAATAATCTGTGCTATTCCACCTGAATATGTTGTTAAATGATTTTTAGAATATATGGTTGGATTTATTTCAAGAATTTGAATCCATGTATCTCCACCAGGTTCCGATACATACTGATATAGGTATCCATAATCTTCTCCAGGAGATGTATTAATATATAAATCATTTAATATTGGAGTTTGACCAATTTCAATAATATTTGGATCTCCAACCCCAACAAATACTTGACTACCCCTAGTTCCTGTTGGTCCAATGTCCACTAAAACTTGAACGATATTTGGTGGACCTAAAACAGTAATATCATCATTACTAACTAAAACTTCAGGCATTGATCAATACCAATATTAATAATAGTTTTTTTAACATTATGACTCAACTGCTCCAGTAATATGATCTGTAACTGTAATTGATCCAGTTACAAGAGTTAATACTAAATCTGGATCTGGTGCACTATTAGTAATTTGAACATCATATACCCAGGTTCCAGCAGTAAGGCTTTCTCCTTCTTGTGAATCAATAGTGCATGTAATAATATTTGTTGATGTATTTATTGTTGCAGTAAATGGATATTGCGTTCCAGTTGAGCCACGCCTATTTGCGACTTTAAACTGTGCAGAATATCCTGTTAAATTAAACGCTGAGCCATCAGCATTTTTAGGGCGAAGAACAAATTGATTTGTATCGCCACGGTAGTAATTAAAATTATAAGTTCCTGGAAATGCCATTATTCCTCCTACCTCATTATACCATTAACAAACAGCAATATAGATACCATTTAAAACTATATTGCTTTCATTATCTGCTCTGAATTGTATTCTACCGCCCAAGTTTCTAACTCTTTGGGTATCTATATAAAAGGTTTGGGAGTATGACATATCATAAGAGTATTGGTATTTTAAAGTTCCAACATATCCTACTGGTGTTTTTTCATACTCAGGTACAAAAAGCCTACTCCATATTTCTGTATTATTTAAATAGGTAGTCAAAACAAAATCATATCTTATATCTACCTTGGCACCAAGTTTTAAGGTTTTAAAGTTAAAGGCTTTAGCCTCATCGTTCCATAGTGCAACATAGGGGTTTGGAACGTATGTTTCGTTTGACTCTTTAATATCTCTCATAAAGTCAATTGATACCCAGCCGTCATCACCTCTATCTGGTCCTAGTCTAATTTCTTTTATATTTTTATTTTTATAATACACCCAGCCAGGATACTGTCCAGATGGGCTATCATATCCCTCAGCCCCTTTGCCAGGATCACCCTTTTCTCCTTTAAGACCAGCAGGACCGACATCTCCTTTATCACCTTTAGGACCTTGTGGACCTATATCACCTTTATCTCCTTTAGGACCAACATCTCCTTGTGCACCTTGTATTCCAGGAACAGCCACATACTGAATTCCAGTGCCTTGGGTCTCTTGTATTGTTTCTGAATATTTTTTCTTTTTTACATTGACTGGAAAATCCATGCTCTTAGCCATGGCAAACCTCTACTTCTTGACTTTAAATATTTTTGCCCCAATTTTTATAATTGGTGGAAGGATATCTTTCTTGGCTGATACTTTTACGATTGGCATTATAAACCTGGGGTTACATTTCCTAGAACACAAATAGTTCCTATTACTGGTGTCCAGACTGTGTCTGCATTTTCTCCGCTACCGCCCTCAATTACGACCTGTAGGTCAAATTGTAATTCGGCTACAACTGAGCGGTATTTATTAGCACCCCAATTTGTAGTAATAGATGCTGGAGCAAAAATCTCTACATATCCATCATAGGCTGTAGTGGTTAGTTCATCTAATATATCGCCATTAGAATCATAGGAGGTTGCGCTATAGGTCCAAGATGAGGTATCATAGGCTGTGGTCTCGTCATCTTCAAAAAACTCTACTTTGAGTGTAGCGCTATCTCCACGGACTACGGTCCATTGAATGTTGGCTGGTGTAGCGCCGTGTTTTTCAATTGTGGATACGCACATAATATTTGATTATACCATAAAAATATGCTAAACACCTAGGTGCAGTGGGTGGGGGTGGGGCAACCTAGGTGCTAGCAATCAAATTATAACATTATATATTATTAAAAATAAAATAATTATAACAAATCGTTATAAACCAGGTATATCAAAAATTGTTATTAAGTTGTTATAAAGTTTGGCGGTAAAGTTAAAAAAATCCAGGAGTTATGGTGTATACTTAAAATATATAAAGAAAAGAATTTACTGTAAATAGGTTTTTAAGATATCTTATATATTATAT